TAAGAAATGGCCTATCTTAGATGATAGATTAGTAATAGAAAACATGCTGGCCTTTATTGAATCTTTGAAAAGAAAGAATCAGGTAACGAGCCAAGATATGAAAGTGGTAGGTGAGCTTAGAAAGAAGTACACTAAGTTAGATTACCCTGGCACAAGCTGCGGCCCATGCGCTAAGAAGTACGTAGATGATGTGGAGAAGCAGTTAGAAGAGGAGCTAACTAAATTAGAATCAGCTCAAGCACTAATTGAATTAACTAACTTAGAGCTCACTCCTGAGCCAATACAAAAGAAACGAAGAGCTAAACGTAAAAAAATATGACTATCTTAATTATCTACTTAGTAGGCTTCCTACTGCACACTGGCATACTCTGCCTAAACATTTACAGACATCAGAGGCACTTATCTTCTTTCCATTGGTACGCTTACATGGGTGTGGTATTTACAGGCTTTGTATGGCTACCATTTTGGGTATACATTACTGTGCTGAGATTTCAACAGCCTAAATAGTTTTGCACAAATTAACTGAGTGACATTTTTATTTATAGATTTGTCATAGGGTGGTATTACTGTTAGTACTTTGAATAAGGTTTTTTATACGCCCTTTGGATGTTCTCACCCTGCATCCTTAGGGCTATATCTTTTATGTGCGGAAGCGATTAACGGCAGCATGAAGATGAAACGAGCTACTGCGGGATAGTAACACAGCTCAGGGGTATGGCTAAGGTATAAGCCCCAGGTTACTTAGGGATGGCAATATCTCTAAAAGGTAGATACCAGGTTAGTGCACATTGCTGATGACACTAATACATGATGGCGAAGCACTCAAGCGACAAGCATGAGAACAGTCATTTTAAATGAGAGCCCAACACAGTTAGCAATAGCTGTGAAGGATACTTCTATCTCTCATTTAGCTCAGCATCTAAGCTCTAAGCATTAAGTTAATTAGCTAAAAGCTTAAAGCTAATTAGCATAAGCTAACTAACTAATAAACTAACTTATGAATGATAATAAGTATAACTTTTTGAGGGCTCAAGTCAAAATGTTTAATCCTAACTTTACTGATAAAGAGATTGATAAGGAGTGCGAAAGAATATTAAATGAAGGAGAGGGAGGAGAGGATCCTGATTGCCTTTATTGTGGATCGTAACTGTTAAATATCAATAATCAATTATACAAATAACCGAATTATGCAAGCTACATTAACATTTGATTTAGAGATACCTGAAGATAGAGACCAACACATGAGATGTGTTAAGGCTTTAGATTTGGTATTATGCTTAGGAAGTTTAGAGGCTAAGATTTACAAAATGCTTAAAAGGGATACTAATACACCTGAACAAGAAGCTTTAATATTAGAGATGGGTGAGCTACTAAGCGACACAATGAAAGAATATTACATTGACTTAGATTTATTAGATCAATGATATTAATACCAGCACAGCTTGAATCAGTAGGCACAAGAAAAGATAAGACTCTTAAGCTTACCTTTGGTACTAACGAGCTCACTCCTTCTCAGGCAGCTGAACTGTTCGGTACAGCCAATCAGTTCGGTTACTTAGCTTTTAAAGATGAGAGCTTCAGACGTGAGGAGCTGGATGCGGTAGAATCACTTAAATCAGAATTAGAAGATACGTTAAAGAAACCATCTCAGAGATTAAGAGGTATAATGTTTAGAGTTTATGAGGTTGATAGTGAGGGATTTACTACCTTTGCTAAATACTATGACTCTAAGATGGAGCAGTTAATAACACACTTTAAGAACAAGTTAGCATGAGTGAGGAGCCCTTACAAAAACTGACGTTAAAAAAAGATGCAATGTTACAAGCCTTGACTATTAGCTTAGGCAACGTAACTGAAGCAACAGCTGCTGTAGGCATGAGCAGAGAAACGCATTACGCTTGGCTTAAAGATGATGCTGAGTATAGCGCAGCTGTGGCATCACTTAAGAATGTAGCTTTAGACTTTGCAGAATCGCAGCTTAAGAAACTGATGGAGGGAGCAGAGCGCCAGGCATTAACTCACGATGGGGAGATAGTAACGATTAAAGATGCACCTAACACAAGCGCTATAATCTTTTACCTTAAGACACAAGGTAAGCAGAGAGGGTATATCGAGAGGCAAGAGCTGAGCACTGAGATAAAGAGCATTAACATTACAATAGACGGTACAAATATTTAATCATGAGTGAAAAGATAATTAGCACTAAGTACAGTGATCAGACACTGGGCACATACGTAGATTTCCTTAATGCCGGAACTGATAGTATTTCTCAGATTTCGGCAATAACAGGATTGAAGAGAGATGATATCAGGAAGATAGACATGGCTACTGTTGAGAAGATAGTAAGCTCTTACTCTAATGGCCTGCGCCAAGATGAGAAAGTCTTTAAACAATTCATAGATATTGACGGTATTAAATTCGGCTTTCATCCTAACCTTAAGAGCATGACCTTTGGAGAGTGGTTAGACCTATCTGAATTCAGTAAGAACTTTCCTCACCAATTGCCTGAGCTCATGTGCATTCTTTACAGGCCTGTTACTGCTGAGATAAATCTGCAGTACAAGATAGAGGAGTATGATAGTGATGTGCATCTTAAGTACGTGCCTCAAATGAGGAAGCTAAACTTAGCCAATGTGAATGCTGCGCTGCTTTTTTTTTCGACACTCAGAAACGATTTAGTGAGCAGTACACCCGAATATTTAGAGAAGGAGCTGGAGACGCTGAAGAGGGAGATAAATCAGTTAGCCGAAGAGGTGAAACATTAGCAAGCGTGTATCAGTGGTGGCATGTCATAGAGGAGATGAGCGAAAGAGATGTAACTAAGTTCGATGCCATAACCAACACAAGAGCTACTACCATCTTTACTCATTTGACCTACGCGATGGATTACGCTAACAGCTTACAACAAAAGCTAACTTAAATTCCACTATAAGATATGAGCACAATTAACTACACATACAACGTAATAGTAGATAGATTTAGACAGTTCGCAGATGGGCACTTTCAGCTGAGAAGGTTTACGCATGGTGAGATTAGCCAAGCCGATTTAGAGAAAGAAGCAGAGTGGCCATGGATGCACGTTAAGCCTCGGGCTATTAACTACTCGCCAGGTACAAGAGCATTTAGCTTTGAGATATTTATCTCTGATCTACCAAGAGACAAAGAAGATAAGACAGGCTACCAAGCTGAGAGCATTACTGACTGCTCACTTATCTTTCAGGACTTAATAAACGAGATTCATTTAGGGCACATGTTTGGCGATGATGTAGTGCTTACTCGCCCTGTTAACTCAGAGCCATTTGTTGAGCAGTACACTCATACTCTTACAGGTGTTACCGGTACTATTGAGCTTAACTTAGATTACGATTGGTCAGCCTGTTCTATTCCTGCGAGCTGGAATTATAACACACCAACAGATTCACCATCAGATGGATGGGGAGCATTGCAATTTATTGAGAGCTTAGATCAGAATGGGGTATTCGTTAGCTTACTTAATGACTTAGAAGCACCAGGCAATAGTTACTACTATGGTACAGATGCATCAGGAATAAAGGGATGGTATGCAATAGTAGATAACATCGGGCTTACCTGTGAAACCTTACCTGATTGCGCTGTAATCATAGGTATAGTAGATGACATCATAGCCCTGCAGACTGATGTAGCTTTAAAAGCTAACACTGCTGATTTAGGAGCTACAGCTTTTAGCAATGACTATAATGATTTAGATAACTTACCTACTATCCCAGCAGCTCAAGTTAATTCAGATTGGAATGCAGTTAGTGGAGTAGCGGAAATACTTAACAAGCCTACGATTCCAACTTCACTACCTCCAAACGGAACAGCAGGCGGAGACTTGCAGGGAACATACCCGAACCCAACGGTTCATCGTGTTCACGGAGTAGATTTGCAAAGCGGCACGCCAACAGCGGACGACGTATGGGTGTATGGTGGCTCACCTGCTAAGTGGCAACATCAACACTTGAACGCATCGCAAGTAGATAACGATTCAAGCGTAACGGGTGCAACAACGAAACTCGCTCTTGAACATTTAGATAGCACGAAAGTTCCAACAACTCGCACGATAAGCACGACAGCACCTATCACAGGTGGTGGTGACTTGTCAACGAATAGAACGCTGTCAATGCCGAAAGCAACAACACTCGTTGACGGATATCTTAGCGCAACGGATTGGGCGACATTTAATAATAAAGGCACCGTTACAAGCGTAGCAGCGTTGACGTTAGGCACGACAGGAACTGACCTAAGCAGCAGCGTTGCAAATGGAACAACCACTCCTGTAATAACGCTTAACGTACCAACAGCATCAGCAACTAATAGAGGTGCTTTGAGTTCTACGGATTGGAGTACTTTCAATAGTAAACTTTCGGGGTTAACCGTAGGCTCAACACCAATAACAAGCGGAACGGTAGGGCGTGTGTTGTTCGAAGGG